AATAAAGCATGGGAAGACGGCTATGCTATTGGAGTGGCACAAGCACAAGAAGTCGAAGAATAGTTATCATCCTTTAGTGATGAGGTGTAAGACGCACCACTAAAGGATATGAAAGAAGGGATACCATCATGAATCTTAAGAATGCGATCACACACTACCACCAACTACGTGCAACGGCACAAGAGGCGAATGCACAATTCGCATATGGTAAGGTTCTCATCTGCATTGAGAACGCCCGTACGACTACAGAAGCTTTGTCATACTTGCATGACGAAGTATCTAATGCTACAAGCACACAACGTCGTGAGATATACATTGATGCAATCTTTGCAATGCATAAGGAGAATTAGATAATGACCATTCGACTTACGCACGCTAGGGTACCCGTATAGCACGAAAGAAGAAAGAAGAGATACCATCATGATAGACCAGAAAGAAAATCTTGAGGCTATGATAAAAAACGTCCGTACACTCCTTACACTCTACAGCGTTGAGAACCTCATGAAACACTATACCCGTCAGGAGCTTTACACTAGATGTATGTATAAGGATATCCCGGTCACAACTCATATGCGCAAAGCTCTAATTGCCCACATGTTCAATGCGTACTGGCAAAACAAACATGATGCTCTTGTCATAGAACACATGCAAAAGTACCCTCTCATAGAAGAAGATTGACGGATAGGCGTGCATGCCGTATGATGTCGTATAGCATATTTGCTACTAGGATATCATGGGCACACATTTACAAATTGCTCAACAACAATATAGAGTACTCTACTACACCCCGAGCGAGACAATGGACTTGCTCGGGGTATGTCGTCGTACGCTAGAACGCTACGTCCACAAGAAGAGGCTCACGCGCTACAAACAAGGAAGATATACCCTGTACAACAAGATTGAAGTACAGGGTATATTTGCCGAGATGAAGATGATTAGAGAAGAGGGAAAAGAAGATGAGTTTGCCCAACAGCTCAAGGCACTATCGCTACGACATACCAGAGAGAAGAAAAGCACTAGACCAACGCTATAGATCCATCGTACCCGTTACGAAGAGACGGCATGCCGATGTCATAACCAACAATGATGAGACCATGGTGAGAACAGCGCCCTCTCTTGCTACCGTTACCGCTCCATACAGGGCACATGCCTATCAGGAGAAGAAAAAGAGAAGTACCACACAAGAAGAGATCAGATGCCAAGGTGTACCCGAGAATCAAACACGCTTCGTTACCCTCTGTCTCTTTGGCGCTATCGCTATGTGTGCACTCCTGTATGCTGCACTTAGCATCTCAGTGAGCGTACAAAACACGTACGCTCACTACACGCTAGGACAGTACCCGACATCACAAGCAACAACACCAGATGGTGAGACACATGTGATCACAACCATCATTGATAGCAGTAGGCTAACCGTGATTGCCATAGACGCCCACCAGCATACAGAGTCAACGACTATTGCACTCATTGATAAAAGTATCATTGTCTCTGGTCTCACTGTGAGGCTCGATGATCAGCACAATTGTATCGTAACGCTTACAACGGGCTTCAATGCGTGGCCCACACAACGGCAGATAGAGCATACATACACGCTCACATGGAAGAATGATCACTATACATTGCAGTAGAGTGAAGAAGAAAAGAGAAGAAAGGGATTATCCTTATGTACAATGCGCAACTCACAGCACTAAAGAATAGTAGCACAGTTACACAAGCTAGAAGAGTAGGACGGTGGATAACAAGCGGTACGTTTGCTGTAGATGCCAGTAACTACGTGCTGATACTGGCTGGTACGATGAGTCACCCCGTGATGCTACTAGCTACATTATGGGTAACAGTGTGTGCTACTGCACCCGAATGGATTCTAGCGGCACAACCTGTAAGCGGGGTGCTTACGTCATTTGCATTCGTGAGCTTTGCACTACTACCGGAGGTCATAACGTACAAGGCAATCGTCAAATGCTTGAAGCTATGGCGTCTCACGTTTCGCAAGCATGACACCAGCTCACAAGGCGAAACGATCCCGGTCACACGGGGACAATGCGTTACACGCTGGACATGGGCTGTACTCTATAGCATACCGACTCTCGTATTCCTCACTATGACGCTGTTGACACTGCTTCCCTTTACTATGAGTCACGGGCAAGTCTCGGCTATAGCGGGCAATACACTGGGCATACGCGCGGTAGCAGGATGGTTCTATGTGCTGATAGGGCTGATAGAGAAGGAAATGGGCAAGAGTGAGGCAAACGATAGTGGAGAGATGTGGTATACTCGGGTTGTTCCGGTTACGAGACAACCCGAGTATACCACATCCCACCAAATAGATGCAACGTTGCCACATTTGCCGCTACCATCGGCACATGACCAGCCCGCTTCAGAAGAGACACCATCCATAGTTACACCGTCTCAGTCAATCGAGACCCATAACGAGAGCATCATATCGACTCTTGAAACAGAGCATGATGTGATAACAGATACATTCGTTGCGGCGACTGTGATCGAAGAGACACATGGTACTGTGAAGACACGAGAGAAACGTGAGAAGATTGATAGCAAGAAAGCCTCTGTCAATAAGTCGGAGTGGATACGTCAAGCGTACTATAACCATCCCACTGCCAGCATCACTGACATACAAGCGTTAGCAGTGGCGGAGGGTTTCACCGTCTCGCGTGGCTTAGTGTCATCTGCCAGGGTATAGATACTTGCCCGTATTTTTGTGGGTATGTACTTGCCCGTAGTTTGTCGGTGTATATGCCCACCGTGTTTTACCCCTCCTCTCTCATACTATGCCTCACATATCCTCACGCTGTCATGCTTCCAGGTACATCACCGTACAGTATACTAGCTGGTATATATTGTTAGTGCATATACACCAGCTTCATTTCCCGGTATATATACTTCTGCAATCATAGCGGCATGCATGCATAAGCATGGTATAGTATACACACACTGCATGCGCTACACACGGTCAACATGTGGCTCGATGCTTGCCACGTCACTGCACGTCAATCGGTAACGGTACAGTATGCTATCGTCGTGTAGCATGCAGCATGAGGCACTATGGATGGTGGCGTGACACCCACAAACAGCGATGGGGGGCATACCCCTTAGAACATCGGTTCGTAATGCTTGTTCCATTTCCTGTCATAACCCATTTTTCGAGACACATGTATTTCGTGCATAAGGAGACATATCGTGCATCGTACCCCTATTCGCAATGCCTATGCAGTATTCTTTATTCTCTCGTTGTATTGCGCGCTTCTTGAGGCATTCTCAGCTCTTTTCTCAAGCTATCTTCCCATCTGGTTTCATTGGTGTCTTTGTGTCCTGCTCATTCTGCCCGCGCTTCTCATTGGCATCATCACATGGATCAATCGTATCCGATCCTACAATGACGGCAACTAAAAAATATTCATCACCCCTATAGGTTGACAAATATACTAGTATGGTGTATACTAAGAGAGTAAGGAATGTTGTTTTGCAAAGAAGAAAGGGATCTATCATGAAACGTTTGTTGGTATGGCCCAAGCCGTACAAGTCCATTGCTATATGGTCCTGTGTTGCTGTTGTAGCATTGATTGCTGTATCTACAACTCTACTGCCTGGACGAATAACAAATATAGCTATTGCCATCAATGTAGTCCTCATTGCCATAGAGACGCTCATTGTCGTGTTCGTGAAAGAAAGGGAGACAGAATAATGACAGATCAAGATCGTATCAATTGGTCAGACGATCAGTGGCCCTCGTTTGAAAAGGGCCGCGCCGATGGGTACAAGGCATGGAACGGGAAAGGTGACCGTTTGCATGGGACAGAGCCGACACGCGCCGCATACGACATATTGGATCAGGCCGTAAATGAGGGCTTATGTGAGAAGGATGAGATCTCACAGCATGGGTACTACACCGGGTCGATCCGGGGGCTACGTGGTGAGCCGATTGACGGCGTGAAATACTAGAAGAAGAAAGGGAAGATCCATGAAACTATCAGAAGCAATCAGAAAAGGCGCAACGTTACACCCTCAAGTCTTTGGATGCTTTGTGGGATGGGCACAAGAGGAAGAGGATGGTACGCCCATTATGGGCACATGTGCGATCGGCGCGGCGTACGAGGCGATAACCGGGAATCTCCCTACAAACCCATTTGACGATACTACTATTGAGGCTCTGCTCCTCGATGAAATAGATGAGATGAACGATGAGTTCGGCGATGAGAGGGTGATAGGATATCCGTCTCAGTTAGGACTCACACGCCATGAGGAAGTGACAAGCGTTATAGCGTGCCTCAATGATTTCTATGCATGGAAGCGTGAAGATATTGCCGATTACCTGCAAGAAGAGGGGCTATAGCATGACTCAAAAAGCTGAAGATATCATCAATACGTGGCTGAGGGGAACAGGCCATAATGGCATTGAATTAACGCTTTCCACCACGATGCCAAACGGCCATACCCTGCACCTGGATTTCTACCCACTCCTTTTGATGAAACAGTATCACATGTACCTCTGGTACGACGCAACAAAAGAGGATATCCGTACCGAGGGTGACATTCATCAGGCGTTCATGCGCGATCCTCAGAACGATTGGGGCGATATGCGCGACAATATTCTTTTCGTCTTCGATGTTGATATTGAAGAGTCCGTCTGGGAGATCGTTGGGAGTAGGCCGTGAGTGCTCCTAAATATGATCCTCCCTTTGAAACTGAAAGCGCCAATGGTGACCATGAGGGAGAAGTACCTACATGGTCACACCACTGTATTGAAGATCCTCTTGTGATCGCTGCACTCATAAATAGTGGCTACACGGTACGACATGATTTTGCAAAGTGGCACAACGTATCACCGGGTATTGTCTCAGATGATGTGCTCTGTGTTGGGGGCAAGCGTGTATATGTCAGAGGTACACTCCTAACTTTCGAGGGCAGGGATGATTTCATAGCCCGGCTTAGTCGTATACACGGGCACCTCGATAGTATAGAGGAACGGATAAGCAGAAAGGAACGAGGGGGATAAGAGATGAGAGTTAATTTCTCGATTGACATGAATGATGTCGATACACTAAATGCAAGTATGCTAAAAGGGGTTTGGGAAGAGCCGTGGTCACTTTGGGAAGGGATGTACTACTACAGTTGTGAGGTCACAGACCAAACTTACACGTTGCTGTCTCATATGAATATCATTCATGATCTCGCCGTTGTCGATGAGGAAGCTGAACGGGCAAAGTTCAAACTGAACATGCCGACAAAAGATGTTCAGTGTTCAATCGGGGCTACCTGGAAAGTTGAGTGTTCACTGAACAACTACATTGAACAGATCGTAACTGAACAGGTCATGAAAGTACTGAATAGCGTTGAATACCAATCGCGTGCATTGAACGCTCTCTATCCTGAGCTATTCAGTGAACACCAACAACCATTGAACACTGAACAGAAGAAAGACTGAACATGTCACACTTTGACTGAACAGGTGAACAGAAAGCTATTCAGTGAATAGTAAAAGGATCAGGTAAACACTCCGGCTGACTGAATAGCACTGAATAGCCCCTATTCACTGAACACTATACCACCAACAAAAGAAACTGAACAGTGAACTTAAAAGAAGCTCAAACAAAAGTTCACTGTTCACTGAATAGTCTACCATTTCAAGAAAGGAAAATGAACACATGAGTATCCACGTCCGAGGTGAATACCTCAAACAAATCCGACTATCCAATAACTTTAGTCGTACCACGGCGGCAAAGTATCTTGAGTTGTCCCCCAGAATAATCCGGCGTATTGAGGAAAGTAAACGCAAGTGTTCAGTGGGAGAGATAAACTTGTTGGCTACACTTTATCACATTGAGCCAACTAGTATTGTGCGAGATTATGAGTGAAAAAGAAAGGTAGAACAATGGATATTGCAGAGGTAATGAAGAACGAGATTGATTGTGCTGTTCAGTGGTGGTCACAACAGTTACGTCAAAAAACACAGCATAAGACGGGGGATTTGTTTAATGATGCTATCATGCATTTAGTACTAGACATGATAGCATCGAAGGCTATTCCAGATGAACAAGTCTCTCTTTTTGAGGAATCACTCCGGATAGGGATCATCAAGCTCATAGAAGACGCTGGAATTGATGTCAACGATCCACCGGCAGGATCATACCACCGTGTCGTCAGCACTGACTACAGCCCCGATGAGGTGCTGTCTACTGCCCTATCCACAGCAAATATTAACGATGGTGGTTATAGGTTGCCGATGAAGACAATCATGTGGATTAATCCAGGTGCCGTTTCCGTTGCGCAAGGCTATGACGTACAATCAATAACGATCTATTCAGTTCAGGACGTAACGAATGAACACTGAACAGCCAACAAGCAGTACGACAGTGAACAATGATTGGTATTCACTGAATAGCCGAGGCTATGTACTAAACAGTGAACAGGTGAACACTGAACAGCCAGAACCGGATCGGTGGCTACGATTGATTGAACAGCCGCAAGCACTGAATAGCGAGGTGAATACTGAACAGGGGGCTATTCACTCTACTGTTCAGTGGTATCAATTGGCTGAACAGATTGCATCCGATATCGATGCTATTCATTCCCTCTGCTATTCAGCTATTCAGTCTGATGATTTACGACCTTACGTCAAGAAGATAATGAACATCCTCGAAGGAGTAAGAGAGTGAACACCCTTTATAACATCTATGTCGATTCCTACAATTTCTTCATTGGCATCTACAACCGATGTGTTGACTACTGGAATAAGTACGCACCGATAGAAGATGAGGGGGCCATCATTCCTACAGATCTGTATAATCAACAAATTGAAGAATTCAACGAGAGGGTTGAGGAGATAAATAATGAACAGTAAACACAGCTATTCACTGAACACCCCCCTATTCACTGAACAGGACGAGACTGAACACCTGACCATCAACCATTATATTGAACAGTGGACGGAGCTGATCGATCCCTATTCACTGAACCATCTTAGTGCGATCATCGATAAACAGAGAAATTGTAGGAGGCTTCGTAAAGCAACCGTACATCGAACTGCAAGAAAGCAAGGAAGGTATCAATCATGGAACCGGTAAAAATGTTGCCAGTGGAGATTTATGAGGCCATTAAAGTATCATGGGAGAGAATGGACAGGTACTTTACCTCTTGCCCCTTCTCAGTTGAAGACATGATGACTGAGAATGAACGCATTGCATACCACAGATCCCATTGCCATTTTCAGGACATTGAGTATGATCCGACAGACTGGAATGATGAAGAGGACGATGATCCTGATGAGGATGAGGATGAATGAGTACAACGTCAAGCGCATGCCTTTTCTATGGATATGTTCGCCCTTATGATGAAGAACAGGGTGAGTATGAAGAGACTTCATGGGATAAGAACTTCTTGAACGAGTCCCACGGATGTACCATTCATGTATACGGGTTCGATGAAAGGCTCGGCAGTTTCCTCTCCGTCAACGATTCATATAAAGAGGCAAAATGGGATGATGCCGTTCTCCTTTTGCCTGACAGCCTCTTTGTCAAGGAAGGATGGGACGAACAACTTCAAAACGCCGCGCACTTTTTTGATCTTGACATAACCGGATTAAACGCGCAATGGCACCTTGTTTGCCTTTACTTCTAGTTTTTTCAATCTCAGCATGATACACTTGTTACAAGCACGTGTATCATGCTTTTTTATGGGGAAAACGATGAATAGTGACCGAGCGCAAGTTGAACGGATGGTTTCACACCTGCAAAAAAGCAAGTGGGAGCATTATAACGCCTGTTATCAATGCAAATTTCACTCTTTATGCGGGGTATGGAGAACCTATAGCCGCCTGCATGATAAATGGTCAACGCTCCTCACTGGCATGAGCACGTTACAAGAGAGAGGGATGGATTAAATGATTTTTTTGTTTTTGTTGCGCATTCTCTTCCAAAGGCGGTGTACAATCGTGCACCCTAACGGTATTCACTGTCAAAATAGAGCAGAGCGCCGCTACACGACGCTGGTGTATGTACCGTCAATCTATCGGAGTGTTGCGCTCCCCATGTGCCTAGAGTGCTTCCTATGCGCTCAGGGTACGATTATCCAGAGGGCAAGCAAGTATGGCACCACCACGCACAAAAAGAAAACAGAAGATGCGCGACGAAGATGTAAACTACGCGCTTCGTGCTCATATGGCGCTCGAACTACGCATAAAAGAGCGTCTCTCGTACGGTGAAATCGCACAGCGTTGCGGCTATGCACATGAGAACGTTGTCAAGCAAATAATCAAAAAAGAGATAGAGCGCACGATTGTTCATGACGTTGAAGAGTTGCGGGCACAAGAGGGCTTGACGTACGATATCCTGCAAGCTGAGTGCATGAAAATGTTTTTTGACTCTTCAAACAAGGGGCAATTATGGGCACTTGATCGCATTCTGATCATCATGCAGCAACGTGCCAAGCTCTACGGCCTGGACGCGAAAGAAGATCAACAACAGATACAGACGGTCCTTGTTCGCCAGATACCAGCCGGGTACTTCGGGGCCATTGATTCCATGCCACAAGGACAGTTGGCAGAGGCAAAACAAATGCCCCCGATCATGGAGGAACGTGAAGATTGACAGACGAGAAAGAAAGGAATAGGGAGGGATATGAGTACATTCTATGGCGACAACTGGAAGTTTAGTATCATCGGGGACATCTCACCATCAGGCAACATAATGCCTCGGCCATTTGATATGCAAGCATACATCAAGAGCATAGACGGGGTGAGTGAGTGGCTTGCCTCTCTGCCATTTGACGATGAGAATTATGAGTTAAGCGTGGATGTACGGGCTTCAGCACACGATATCACACCAATTGGCAATCAATACAAGCTTAATTCACTGATTATGGCAATCTACAAGGTAAAGCTCAGACGAATAGTAGGGGGATTAGAAGAGGTATTTTTAGCAACGTTTCACAACGGTCAGAAGTGTGATGAGTCGTATACCGCAACGATTATCCCTAAACCTCCCTATCTACCAGTCACTTTTAAAGGGGAGTATGCCGACTTTACCGATGCCTCAAAATGGTCTCTCTCTTTGCCAACTCCAAAGAACGAATTAGAGAAGTTTCATGAAGAGCTTATCGAGGCCATGCATGAACCGGTTATAGACACACCGGATGATGACGATGAGGAAGAAGACTACTATGATCAGGTATGGAGGTGATAGAAATGACTGGTGAAAAGTTTATTCATGCCGCCCGGCGCATCATGGATACAACCCTGATGGGGGACTATGATAGTTTCTCGAAAACGCTCTATGAGTTTGCAGAACACGTACTCAGCGAGGTGGGGTATGCTGATCGGATCGATGAAGTAAGGGACTACAAGCCAGAGACGCCGCCGCAACTCCCACCGTATAGCGGATTCGCTATCGTGGGTGAAACAGGGCCGGAATCAGTACATATAGCAGGGAAAGGTGTGAAGGTCTATGTGAATGCATCAGAGTTATCTTCAGCATTCACCGATGCCTCAAAGTGGAAGCTTAGTATGGAGCATGTACGCAATTGGAGTGCTGTTATGCATGGAACATGGGTAAAGTAATACGTGATAGAAGAGGTGATCACACCCCCTGAGCTACGCGGGGCGGCATTAGAACTAGGCAAGTGTACAGACCTAGAGGTCTGTATGGATGGCCCTGCGGGTTGTATAGCAGGTGAAACCAGAATATACAACCCGATCACCGGTACACATACGCCGATTAGGGATCTCTATAGAGATAGTATAGCACCAATAGTGCAAACGCTCAGAGGTGCTATACAAGCTGAGAAACCTTTTATAAAGGGAGTTGCAGATCTCTTTAGAGTGAGAACACGCTCAGGCCGGGAGTGTACTATTACTGGCAACCATCTATTTCTGACACCGGGCGGGTGGCGCTACGCCTCTTCGTTGCAGATCGGTTTACCCCTTCTTGTATCCGCTTCACCCCTTCATCAGACCATTGAGGCGTCTTACCCCTCAATGTCTCTGCAAGATGCATGGCATTTGAGCCAAAAAGCTCAAGGTTATCAACATGATTGTTTTGCCTGTCATTATCACGGTGATGCACAACTTCTTGCGGGTCAAGATATCGCCCTATCTTTGCCTCTACTACAAGGCGATGCTCACGCACATACCCGTGACGATCCTTATAGGGATGATCGGGGCTTTTTACGAGAATATACCCATCCTCATCTACCATACGCCCCCCTTTCCATGCCGGATTATTTTGCATCTTCTGTTCAAAGGGAATATAATCAATGTCATGGTCAACGAGAAACTTCTTTACTAACTGATGCTTTGTTCCAATACGACGGGCAATCTCAGATAGAGAAATGCCTTGTTGCGCCCATGCTATCACATTGTCCTGATGTTGATAGCATGCCCCTCCATGAGCCTTTGTCAGTTCAATACCCCTTCTCTTCAGTAAACCGGTTACGCGACGAGGGGGTAAGCCTAGCTCTTGAGCAGTCAAAACAGTGCTCTTCGTTCTCTGATACGACTCAAGAATACTCTGTATTTCCTGGTCAGATGCGTGATGATATCCTTTCATTTCATACCTCCAATAGTGATTATACAGCACAATGGGATACGGTATCAAGTATTGAGTACGTTCGTACTGATGAGTACTATGATCTCCATGTACCGCATGCACACCACTATTTAGCTGAAGGTATGTGGCATCACAACACTGGAAAAACGTTCGCGTGCTTATATAAAGTGCATATGATGCTTACGTATTTCCCCGGTACGAAGGCGCTTGTTGCACGCAAAACAAGCGTAGCACTTGCCTCGACTGCTATCGCAACGTATAAATCGATGATCGATCCCCGTGAGGGCATTACCTTCTTTTCTGGCAACCGCATACGCCCCGCCGCATTTGAATACCCCAACGGTTCACAGATGATCCTCACTGGTCTCGATAAGCCTGAGAAGGTGAAGTCACTTGAGATCGACCTTGCCTACATCAATGAAGCAACTGAATGCGACTTGCAAGATCTAGAGTTTGTTCGTTCCCGTCTTAGACATGGGAAACTTCCCTATTATCAAGTCATCATGGACGTAAACCCGGAGGGGCCGTCACACTGGCTTAACTTGCGCATGAATAGCGGAGTGACAAAGCGGCTTGTCTCACGCTTTGAGGATAACCCCCGTTTCTATGACGCTGATGGGCGGCTCACCCCCGATGGTGATATGTACATCAATAAGATCCTGGCAGGTTTAACAGGCGTACGCCTCATGCGTCTCTTCTATGGCAAGTGGGTAGGAGCAGAGGGTTCTATTTATGCCGATACGTGGGATAGACGCCGCAACGTTATCAAGCCATTCCGTATCCCCGCAGATTGGCCCCGCTATCTGGCGGTTGACTTTGGATTTAAACACCCCTTTGTCTGTCTCTGGATTGCCGTTGATCCTGATGGGCGGCTCATCTTGTACAGAGAGTGGTATAAAACAAACATGATCGTAGAAGATCATGCAAAAGTCATCAAGCGGCTATCGAGATGGGGACAACCGGGGGGAGAACCACCACCACGGCAGATTATTTGTGACCATGACGCTGAAGATAGAGCCACGCTAGAGCGGCATCTCGGCATGATGACCACCAAAGCCTATAAGGAAGTGCGCTCAGGTATCCAGGCTGTTCAAGCGCGTTTTCGTGATGCAGGAGACGGACGCGCACGCTTTGAAGTCTTTGAGAATGCACTGGTTGAACGTGACGCTATTCTCGATGCTGAAAAGAAACCTATCGGCTTCATAGAAGAGGTCGACTCATATGTATGGGCGATGAATCACGATGGGAGTTATAGAAATGATGAACCCGTAAAAGAGTATGATCATAGCTGTGATCCGGTTCGCTATATTTGCGCACGTTTTGACCGTACGCCCGGTAAACCGACATATAAGAAGACGATATGGAAATAGAAGAGAAGTCACAACCGTTTAAGTGGCAACCGGTTATCCCTGTTGTCAATGGAGAGGATGAAGATGAATGATAAAAGAACGTAATATCATTGTTAAGAAGAAGTTCTATGCGTGCGATACGTGTACAAAAGAAAGCTCTATATTAGATGACTTAGAACCTTCTTTCTATATCCCGCCTGGATGGGTATTTTTTCATCTTGGATCTACTGTATGGTCGCCCACACGTCATTATTGTAGTCGTGTCTGCTTCAATGAGTATGAGCAAAAGTACGGAGTAGACTATCACGGATGGTCAAGATATGGGAGGCCAATAGAAGAATGAATAAGGCTCAAAGGCGCATTGCCAAACTACGCTACAAGATCATGCATAGTCAAGGATCACGCCGCAAAGGGGCTTTTATCACGCTTATGCTTATAAGTGATATAGAGGATGCCTATAACACGCTACTTGCGGCTCATGTGCCTCCACAAGAGATGCGCGATATAGAACAAACGTTTCTCATCGGAGCACTCCATCAAGAGATCTTTGCTGCTTTGCGTATGGAGAGGAATAGACGTATTTGGGCACAATTTGATTTTCAAGGAGTGGCCCAAGTCGTTCCCCTATGAGGCAAATATGGTATGCTTATAGTTCAATCCTACACCCCAAAGTCATACAGAGAAAGGGATATCGTGTACAAAGCTCATATAGCGTGTGAAGTATGTACGGCTACAGCACCGATCAAGCAGTACGATTCTGAGTTACCTGCCGGTTGGCTCTGGGTACATCGGAGCAGTGAAGATCACTGCGATGATCTCCATTTTTGTAGTTGGGAATGTGTAAAACAGTACATCTTAAATCAGGAGCAATTCCATTGAGTGAGAGTGATTTACAGCTAGTGGTAGAAGAAACCATTGATACTACCGATCCCAACTTTGTCAAACAGTTTGCCGGGTTTGTGGGGCCGGGCGTGCCAACGCATACGCTAGAGGTGAGCAATGATCTACTAGGGGATCGGCTCTTTGCCAGAATCATCGTTAACGGTGTCCACTATGAATGCACGCGTGTACCCGCTCCTGCAAAGATCGTACAATACAGCGCCTTTACCATTCAGGGCTTTGCAGGGGATGACATTGAATCTACCCGCTATGATAATCAGGAACGCATAGAAGCCCTCAAAATGCTCTTCGTGAGTAGTTTCCCCTATGCCGATGACTTAAAAGAAGAAGTGATAACAAACGCTGAGGGTGTTCAATGCGATTATATCGTGCCTTATGAACCAGCCTATGATGATTGGGGGCTAGCGGCGGTGAAATGCCGCATAATTGACGACTATCATATCTTTGGACGTGAAGAAAGCCCACAATTCTGAGCTTCCCTCGCAAACATCTACAAAAAGCCGCTAGAATGGTGTATACTTTTGATGAGTTAGCCGCCCATCTTGGCTTACCTGATGGGTATACACTGGAAAATGTGTTCGTTAAAGCAAACACTCTTACAATCATCGTTAGCAGTAGCGAGCTACCGGGCGTAGAAGCCTACATGCATGAGGTTATGGACCTCCCTTTATTAGAGAAGGGGGATCTATGAAGGATATGATGCATGGTTTCGTATATGCCCACGGCATACAGCCCGTCAGTCGATCAAAACGGGATACAAACACTCTCGAATATGAACATTCCTTACGCCGACAAGGAGCGCAAACGCGCACTTCTTGACGCCTGGAAGTCATATCGGGGTGAGTTTCCACCGCCACTCAAAATACAGCCTGACCAGCCAAACGACAACATTATCAGCAACAGATGTGCACCGATTGTTGATAAAGGGGTGTCGTTTTTGTTTGGGAAAACCCTCAACATTGAGGCCGCAAAAGAGACGACAGAGCCAACAAACACCGTAAAAGATGCCATACGCGCCGTATGGGGAGATGACGATGATCGAATGACACTGCTCTCACAGATCGGCATCAATGGCGGCATCACTGGCATGAGCTTTGTCAAGATTATGCCGCCTGACATGCACCATCCACATACGCGTATCCTTCCCCTCGATAGTTGTATCGTGCGTGTTGTCACCGATAATGACGACGTTTCGTGCATCCTTGCCTACGTTATCGAGTATGCGATGGCAAACGAGTGGAATAGACGACAGATTATTTCTCGTATTGATCCAAATGCACCACTTGGCCTTGACTATGATCAAGAAATGTTTGTAGACCACTGGATTATCACCAACTATATGCGAAAGGGTCAAATCGGTTCCTGGCAACAAACAGGGGAACCGGACACGTGGCCCTATCCCTTTGCACCCATCGATTTCTGCCAGAATCTTCCTAATCCGAACGAAACATGGGGTATACCAGATCTGACCCCCGACCTCATTGGTTTGAACCATTCTCTCAACTTTATCCAAAGCAATACGTCACGTATTATCAAATATCATGGTCATCCTAAAACATGGATCATCGGTATGGATGCAGACGCCGTAAATACAGCCGTTGATGATCTCATCTGCTTACCATCCTCTGATAGCAAAATCGGCAACCTGGAAATGGTGCAAACGCTGACCGATCAACGCAATTTTGCAATGGATCTACGCGGCCACATGGATGAACAATCCAGAGTACCGGCTATCGCGCTTGGCCGTGAAACAAGTCTCCCACGTGGCGATATCTCAGGGGTTGCGCTCAAGCTCTTGCTACAGCCAATTATGGAAAAGACAACACTCAAACAACGACTCTACGGCTCTCTTATCCGGCGTGTTACCAGGGCCGCGCTTGTCATCGAGGGTGTGCTTAGTCTAGACGAATATCAGAATTATGAAATACAGCTTCATTTTCAGAACATTATGCCTGAAGATGACTTGCAGGCGGCACAGACGGCGCTCCTACTTAGACAGATCGGAGTATCACTGCAAAGCGCCCTTAACCAGTTAGGATTTGATCCTGAGCAGGAAATAGAACGGCTCAAACATGAGCAAGCCACTATCGGGGATCTCTTACCCCAACTTTCAGCGACACAAAAGACACAGCTTGCGGCGTCTTCTCCGTCAGGCAAGGGGGCTATTAATGCCGGGGCCGATATAGGGGCAAAGCCGCACAAAGCGCCGGTACCATCTGCAAAAGATCCAGGGGGGGCAAAATAGATGAGTTACGGTAGCAACCCAACAACCACAACGCAGACCGCGCTTGGCACCAATCAGTTGCCAGTCTCGACGGTCTACACACCAAACACGGCGGCGGGCAACTTGACGCCCCTTGAAGGCGGGCCTGTTACAACTGATAGCAACAGCAATAAATCAGCCCCGATTTCAACCTATACCAAAGATGGCTCAAATGTCACCATTGGTACAACCACCGACACGGCATATAGCGGGTCAGGGGCCGGGACAGAAATAGCCATACTCAAAAAGATCGTTGCCCAACTAGCGGCATCGCTTGCAGTCTCGGGTACCGTTACCGCAAACGCGGGTACCAATCTCAATACGTCAGCTTTAGCACTTGAAACAGGGGGCAACTTAGCAAGCATTAAAGCCGACGCTGATAGTATTTTATCAGGGATCGGGGCAATAAGCGATGCGGCCTATAGCGGTTCTGGGAGCGGGTCTGAGATTGCTATTCTTAAAAAGATTGTTGCCCAATTAGCGGCAACAATCAGCACGTCTATTGCGTCTGCCTTACCGGCTGGTACCAACGTTATAGGCCACGTGATAGCCGACTCAGGGAGCACTACCGCCGTCACCTCACTACCCGCGCTCCCATCAGGCTCAAACCTTATCGGTAACGTTGAACTAGTGGACGGGGCGGGTACCAATAAAGCAACTATTTCAGCAGGTGGGGCACTCAAGGTTGATGGATCATCCGTAACACAACCGGTATCTGCTAGTTCTTTACCACTGCCCACCGGGGCCGCAACCGCCGCAAAGCAACCTGCACTCGGAACGGCGGGCACACCCTCTAGTGATGTGCTTTCAGTACAAGGTATTGCTAGCATGACCGCTTTGAAGGTTGATGGATCAGCAGTCACTCAGCCGGTAAGCGGCACTGTTATCGTTCAGCAGTCTACGGCTAGTAACCTCAAGGTAGACTTATCGGGCACGTCTGCGAACGCAACGGCACTTAAAGTTGATGGGAGCGCGGTGACACAACCGGTAAGCGGCACTGTCTCTGATCAGCATAGCAATGTGCTTATCGACTATGATAGTGGGGCTGGTACGCAAAACATGACGGTGTTTGGTATCGCTTTACCGGCCTCGGGTGGATCGGTTGCAGGCGGCACTACATCAAATCCGCTCAAAGTAGATCCCACGGGCACGACAACGCAACCGGTCAGTGCTACTAGTCTTCCCTTGCCTACCGGCGCTTCCACCTCTGCCAAACAACCGGCGCTCGGCACAGCCGGATCAGCAAGCTCAGATGTCATCACTGTGCAAGGCATCGCGTCCATGACTGCTCTAAAGGTTGATGGTAGTGCGGTCACTCAGCCGGTAAGCGGTACTGTCACGGTCACACAAGCAACGGCGGCGAATCTCAAGGTTGACCTCTCAGGCACAAGCGCGAACGCTACGGCCTTGAAGGTGGATGGATCGGCAGTCACACAACCCGTATCGGGGACGGTAACAGCGAACGCGGGCACAGGGACGTTTACCGTCTCAGATCAACATTCAAATAACACTACTGACTATGATACCGGGGCCGGTACACAGACCATGACGATGTATGGCCTTGCTCTCCCGGCTTCAGGCGGTTCAGTACCGGGCGGCACTGCTACCAACCCGGTACGCGTTGACACAACTGGTACGACAACACAGCCTGTAAGCGCGGCTAGTTTACCCCTTCCTACCGGCGCTTCTACAAGTGCAAAGCAACCGGCGTTAGGAACGGCTGGTAGCGCGTCTAGCGATGTGTTAACGGTGCAAGGCATTGCTAGTATGACCGCCTTGAAAGTAGACGGTTCTGCCGTCACACAGCCAGTTTCAGGTACTATCACAGTCACACAAAGCACCGCTAGTAACCTCAAGGTTGATCTCTCAGGCACATCCGCAAACGCTACCGCGCTCAATGTAGCTGATCAGCACACAAACATCACGACAGACTACGATAGCGGGGCGGGCACGCAAACAATGACCATGTACGGCATCGCTCTCCCGGCCAGTGGTGGAAGTGTTGCGGGCGGTACATCTGCCAATCCGATTAAAACAGATCCGACTGGTACCACGACTCAGCCCGTAAGTGCTACGTCCTTACCTCTCCCAACGGGGGCGGC